GTTGCTGGTGCCCCAAGTGGCCGTTCCATCCATGATCTCCTCGGTGGGAGACACGGGGTTGAATTCGGGGACTTGGATGCGGGTGCCGCCTTCGCGGGCGTCCAGCAGGGAGTTGCGAACGACAGCACCGCTCTTCAAGAACAGGCTGCGCTCTTTGATCGCCTCAGACACGTAGGTGCTGAGGTTATTCCTTTTTACGATGTCCGCGAGGAGGACACCGCCGGAATAGTTCTGAAATGGGGCGGCCATTTTAGAAAACCAACGTCAAAAATTTGCGGGGCCCAAGTCACGGACTTGGCGAGGCAGCGTCCCACCGGGACTCAAAGACCGGCCTCTCTCCTCAGCACTGCTGCGAGTTCGGGGTCTTGTGCATCGAGCTGCATTTGCCTCGTTATGTTAATGCTACCTTCCTTCCAAGGGTTTGCCATTCCAGGGGAAATGGCGGAGTTTGGTGTCGGTTTGGCGCCCATTCCTGCAGCACTGCTGGGTTTGAAATGGTGCTCGAAGCCCGAACCAGGGTTTTTCAAGTTGGAAAGGTAGGTGTTGATGTCTTGCTCGACACCGCCTTGGAGGACGACAACTTTGCCGTCACTGTTTTTCTGGAGGTTGCCCTGCAGAAGAGTGAGCATTTGCTCGGCGTTGATCGCTCCAGCCTGGCTGATGGCGGAGAGGGCGCTGGTGCGGGTGGCGGCTTTTTCGTTGGAGACGCGCAGTTCGTCGAGTTGGCGTTCCAGCTCGGTGATGCGGGTGTCCTTTTCTTGGGCGGTTTTGTTGGCTTCCTCCCAGAGGTCTTTCCATTGGCCTTGGTCTTCCAACGTCTTTTTGCGTTGGTCGTCCTGCTTTTTGTAGACCTCGTCGAGCTTGGATTTGATGCCTTGGAAACGTTCCTCGGCTTCGGCGGCTTGGGCTTGGAGGGTGGTCAGCTTGGATTCATACTCGGCGCGGAGGGCGTCGGATGAATCGGGGGCTGAGACTGGAGCGGTGTCGGCAGCCACGGGCTGTTCGGACTGCGCCACGGGCGCGTCCTGGATGACTTGCTCTTCCATGTTCAGGATTCAGTTTCGGGGATGTACGGGGTAAACGGTTTGGGCTCGGCAGCCTTCTTGGTGCGGCGACGCGCAGGTGCGGGTGCAGCTTTTTCCTCTGGGTAAGGGTTCTCTTCCCGCATATCGACAAGTTCCCACTTGTACGATCCATCGGGTTGGAGGACCCTGTCAAGCGATTGGCCCATGACAAAGTGTTGTTGCGCTTATATTCTACTGCGCTACTTCAGTGGGGGTACGTTCCATGGCGGTGGGGAGGATTTCGCCTTGCATTAGGATTTGGCGGAATTCGTCGCGGGCGAGGACGCCGTTGTCGAAGAGGGAGGTGAGGGCGGTGATGTCTTGGCCGATGAGGCGGTCGATGTCGAAGTCGCGGTTGATGGTGACTTCGGGTGGTTCGATGCCGATGTAGTTGGCGGCGAGGTCGAAGGATTTTTGGAGGGATTGCTCTAGGTCCATGGAGACCATGGAGAGCATGGAGTTGGTGTCGACACGGTCCAGGCGGCGGGCGTCGGCGGATTCGGCGACGAATTTTTGTTGGCTGAGGGTGCTGATGCCCAGGGTGGCCATCTGCATTTGGAGTTCTTTGATTTCTGCGGATTGGGCTTCGAAGGCGCTGGCGGCTGGGTCGACGTAGTAGACCTTGTTGCCGGGTTGGGTGGCCATGGCGTAGTTGACGCTGACGGCCATGTCTTTGGTTTGGTCGTCCCAGCCCTCTAGGACGAGGATGGGTTGGGAGGCGATGTGGAGGCTGTGGATTAGGTCGGCTTGGCGTTGGAAGTGGGCCAGGTTGAGGTAGGCGATGTCCAGCAGTGGGGGTTTGCTGGTCATCGTGTCGGTTTTGCCGGAGTACATCGTGACCAGCGGGATGCGGTCCAGGGTGTAGTCGCCGGATTCGATGAGTTCGTAGTCGGAAGTGGAGTCGGTGGCGTCGAAGGCGTTGGGGTAGGGGAAGCCGCCGGCCATGGCTTTGACGGTTTCGACTTGGCGGTAGATGCGGTAGCGGCCTGGTTCGATAACCCGGATTTGGTCGTACACTTTTTCGCCGAAGTCGCCGTCGGGGACGACGGCTTTTTCTTTGATGCGGACTTGGATTAGGTTGCCGTAGTTGACTTCACGGTCCAGGCGCCAGCCGTAGATGTTGGTGGGGTCGACTTCGATCCAGTAGGGGCGGCGGTTGAGTTCGCGTTCTTCGGCGAGGCTGCGGGCGCCGGTTGGGGCTGGGAAGTCGACGAGGGTGTGGCAGTGGCCGTAGGTGAGGGCGCAGATCAGGAGGCGGCGGGCGTATTCGTCGAGGTCCGATCCACAGCCGTCAACGTCCTTGGAGAAGATTTCGGTCCAGTAGGGGTCGCCGGTGATGTTGATGGATTTGCGGAGGATCAGGCCGGCGGCGGCGCGGATTAGGCGTTGGGTGAAGGGGGAGAATACGGCGCGGTTGACGCGGGATAGGTAGGCGGTGTAGTCCTCGCGGGGTTCGATTGGGAGGAACGCTTCGCTGTTTTCGCGGAGGTATTCGGTGCCGTTGGTGACGGCTTTCATGATTTCCCAGCCCTTCATCATGTCCAGCACCGCTTGGGTGCGGGTGAACGGGCTGTCCGGTCCACCCATAGTGGTGGAGCTGACAAGGTGGGTGCGGATTTGGCCGGGAACTGCGTAGGTCATTGAGTTACCATTTCACCTTGTCAGCCCAGTAGGCGGGGTCGATGCCGGAGGCGAGGCGGGTCATGAGTTGACCGAAGTCGTCGGGGTCTTGGGGAGTGGGGAAGACGAAGGTGGCTTGGGTCATGCGGGTGTCCGCATCGATTTCCAGGTGGGTGGAGTAGCCAGAGATGATGCGGACGCCCATTAGCCGTGGTATCCAACTGCGATGTGGGGAATGATACTGGGCGTTCCAGAGCTGATTTCGGAGAGGCGTAGGCGGATGCGGGAACTGGGGCGTCCGCTGTAGGGGTAGACGTATTCGCCGGCTGCGTTGATGGTTTTGCTGGTGTCGATTTCGAACCAGGTGTCGCTGCCTTCGCAGCCGCATTCGAGGGCGAGTTTGAAGTTGGCCGATCCAGTGACTAGGGCGCCGAAGGTGAATTCGCTGGCGTGGCAGCGGACTTCGAGGGCGTCGTTGAGGGTGGTCATTTCGGCGCCGGTGTACTCAACCGTGTTGGTGTAGCGGTTGGTGGCGGTGATTTCGACGTTGGCCATTACTTTTTACCTCGCTTGGGGCGTTTTTTGGCCGTTTTGGCGGATTCGCGGAAGTCCTTGGCGGTGGGGGCGCCTTTGGAGCCGGGTTTCCGCATTTTTTCGCCCGATCCAGCCGCGATGCGCTTGCGTTTGGCAGCGATGTTGGCGTAGAGACCGCGTTTTGGCATGGGGCGGGCGGCGGTTATGCCAATTCTACTTGTTTTTGCGTTTTTGGGCGGCGCGTTTTGCTTTGCGGGCGGTGTCGTAGGCGATGGCGGCGGCTTGTTTTTGGCTGTAGCCCTCGTCAATCAGCTTCTTGATGTTCTCGCTGATGGTTTTCTGGCTGTATCCGCGTTTCAATGGCATCGATTACCTCGGCTTCGGGGAGTTGAGCGGGCTCTTTTTTGGGCTCTACGTTGATATTAAGCATTGGGACTTGGACGGAGACTTGTTCGGGCGTGGATTCGCCGAGGACACGTCCCAGGGAATCCAGGACTTGGGCGGCGGTTTGGAGTTGGCCTTTTTTCATGGCCGCGTTGACGAGGCGGATTCGCATTGTTTGGATGCGGGCCAGCATGTTTTCGCGGTCTTTTTTCCAGTCTTCTTCGTTCCAGATGCTGACTTGGTGCCAGTCGCGCCAGGCGGTGGCGACGCCGATGCCTTCGCGGGCGGCGTGGTCGTAGACGAGTTGGCGGGTGCTGTGGCCGTCGAGTTGGTGGCGGTAGAGGCGACGGCGGCGGGCTTCGATGAACTCTTCGGCGCGTTTGTCGCCACGGGTGCGGCGTTCTTTTTTGGGTTTGTCGATGTTTTGGGGGGAGTATGTGTCGAGTTCGTGCTCGAATTTTTGGTCTTCGGTAACGTTTTGCTCTTCGGACATAGTATCCACTGTGCTTTAGTACAGCCTATACGATGTTTTGCCCATTAGGCCAGCTTTTGCGAGGTTGAATTGTTGCAAGCAGAGGTATCCGAACGCATCGAAGGCGTGATCGACGCCGAGGTTTTTGTTGGGGAGGCCCGTTCCAGGGGTGTAGGTGAGGGTGCGGAAGGATTTGATAAGTTCGCGGCAGCGAGGGTGGATTTTGCAGCGGCGCGTTCCAGTGGCGTCGAGGAGGGCGGTGTTGACGGCGGTGATTTTGTCGCGGACTTTCCAGGGGGATTTGGGGGAGGAGACGCTGAAGCCGGATTTGCGGAGGATGGTGTGGTCGGTGAAGCCGACGCCTTGGGTTTTGCGGGCGCCGCCGGTGGGGTCGGGGCAAGCGATGACGCGACGTTCCACGCCGTAGCGGCGGGTGACTTCTTCGGCGAAGTCCCAAGTGGTGGCGCCGCCGGTCATGATGATTTCGTCGAAGACGTAGAGGGTTTCGCCGTCGCGGACGGCGCAGATGCCGGACATGGGGTCGACGTTGAAGTCGACACCGAGGAGGAGGGGGAGGATTGGGATGTCTTTGGCGTCGGTGCTGATGTTGGCGTCGCTGAATGAGACGGCGACGAGGCCGCTGAGGTTTTCGAAGCTGGCCTCGAATTCTTGGCGGAAGGTGCGGGCGTCGAGTTGGGCGCGGGCGGCTTCGACTTCTTCGGGTGGGACGTTGCCGCCTTCGATGGTGGTGAAGCTCCAGCGCTTCCAGTTGGGGTCGTCGGTGGCGGCGTATTGCCAGAGTTCGTAGAACCAGCTGGCCGTTCCATCGGGGGTGGAGATGAAGAGGCCCCAGCCTTGTTTGTCGGCGAGGGCGGGGCGGATGACTTCGGACCAGACAGTTTGGTCCATGAAGGCGGCTTCGTCGAGGACGACGCCGGAGAGGCTGCGGCCTCGGAGGGCCATGGCGTTTTCGGTGCCCTTGAGTTCGATCATCGATCCATTCACGAGTTCGAGTTTGAGGTCGGTTTCGTTTTTGGATTTGATCCAGGAGGTGGGGACGAGGCGTTTGAGGACTTTCCAGGAAATGTCCTTGGCCATGCGGTAGGTGGGGGCGCAGTAGAAAAAGGTTTCGCCGGGGCGTTCGATCGCTCCACGCAGGAGTTCGATGCAGGCGAGGTAGGACTTGCCGAAGCGGCGGCCTGCGACGAGGACGCGGAAACGGGTGCGGTTGTTGAAGACCTCGCCTTGTGCGTGACGGAGCGTGAGTTCCGGGACCTTCGCCATGGGGGTGTGCTACAGAAGAATGTGCGGGTGCGTATATTTTTTGGCCCTGTAGCACAGGGTACTTGACTTTTGCCCGGTGCCCCCTCTATGCTACAGAAGTAGTTCAGAGGTGTAGCACAGGAGCGGAGTTCGAGCATGTATCAGTAGGTTCCCTATGTCATTACTGAGCCCCGCCGATCCCGAACCCTACCCCCGGGTGGGGGCGAGGCGGGAGGGGTGAGGGGTCAGTCTGCCAACTCTGCCAGTAGCTGCCTGGTGCGCTCCAGCAGATCAGCGGTGAGCTGTTGCTGCCGCTCGTCTGCCTGGCGCATACGCTCCAGCGCAGCGGCGAACTGATCAGCAAGTGGAGTTGGGCGATTCATTGGATCGGAAGCGGTGCGGATAGGGGTGGTCCGCGTTGTATTAATCTAGTCGATTTTGGCGGCAAACGCGAGACTGTAATAAAACTTAATCCCGCCCAGCGATGAGATCAGACGCTCCAGCCGCTGCGGTGCCCAGGCAGGCAGCCGCCAGCGCTGCGGTTGCGAGCAGCGGCAGCGCGTGCTCTGCGGCTGCCTGGCGGTGTGGGAGCCTGGCCGCTGCCGTGCCAATGGCCACAGCGCCAAAAACAGCCGAGAAACCAGTGATAGCAAGGATGGAAATCCTAAGAAAACTCTTAGACATGTTGGGAAACCTTGGATGTTGTGCGGTGAAATGGGGTAGTTTTCCACAGGCAGTCTCACAAAGCG